ATGGCGGTTGCTTTGGAATCAGGTTTTTCTAAAGAAAGTTCATTAGGTTTTGTTCTCATTAAAATCAATAACAATTTTGCTCAGATGAAAACAACGTCGACCTCTTTAAATGGCGATAAGCCTGGTTTTCTTGTTAACCATAGTTTTTCTCGGGCAACGGCCTTTAAAACCTCTGCCTTTTCCCCTACGGGTGCCCAGATGCCTGCTCAATGGCGGAATGCACTGGTTATGTATCTGAAAAATGGTGCTTTTGGGATAAAAAATATCGCGGTATCTAATGATTAAGTTTAGCTGACCCGGTTACACAGGAAGCTGACACCAGCGTTACTCATCGGCGGGTTCTTTGATATAATCCTTTCCACTATATGGTCGCTGTTTTTCTGAAAAACAGCGATAAGTATTCTTAAATCAGGTGGTTAGTCTTTATATGAAACATCGTGTTGACGTCATGATTTCCGAAGAGGAAGTCAAAACCCGAATTGCCGAGTTGGGCCGTGAAATCACCGAACACTACCGCGACAGCGGCAGCGAAATGGTGCTGGTTGGATTGCTGCGCGGTTCTTTCATGTTTATGGCTGACCTGTGTCGCGCCGTGGACGTGCCGCACGAAGTGGATTTCATGACTGCCTCCAGTTATGGCAACGGCATGTCTACCACCCGTGACGTTAAGATTCTCAAAGATCTCGACGAAGACATTCGCGGTAAAGATGTGTTGATCGTCGAAGACATTATCGACTCCGGCAATACGCTGAGCAAAGTGCGTGAAATCCTGCAACTGCGTGGCCCGAAATCTCTGGCCATTTGTACCCTGCTGGATAAACCCGAGCGCCGCGAAGTGGACGTAAAAGTTGAATACGTCGGCTTCCCAATCCCAGATGAATTCGTTGTCGGCTACGGCATCGACTACGCCCAGCGTTATCGCCATCTGCCGTATGTTGGTAAGGTTGTGATGCTGGACGAGTAAAGTTCGGCTGCGCCCCGCACAGCAGTTAATTAAAAACGGCCTTCAGATTTGGAGGCCGTTTTTTTATATTCATTTCAAATAATAAATAATCTATTCAACTTATCTGCTTTATATCCGGTAAAATTGAAACTTCTGCTTTTTAGGTATAGGTTATTTTTAATGTTTACATGGATTATTATAGTTTCATATAACGCATGTCAGTTAATGGAGTAAATAAGTTAATGAAAATAATCAGGAATGAAAATATAAAAACTAGATACAGTTGAGGAACTTAACGGTACTTATTTCTATGCAGGAAAATCGAACCTGACTGCAGGAGAATTATTTTTCATGATTTGCTGTGAAAATGTCATTAATAAAAAATCCTTGCGGGTACTGCATGCCGTTCTCCTCCATAAAGCCGGGGTTGGAATACAGTGGTTTTCCCAGGAAAATAACTTCAAGTAACCTCCTCATTTACCGTCGTTACGATTCCAGGCTCAAAGCGACCTCTGTGTCTGCAAAATGTTGCCTGGGTGAATAAAGTAAGAGGGTAGACAGAGGAGGTAACTAAATCATAGTGCTATAACCTCAGTGCCTTATATAACAAAAAATATTTTACACTAAATCAGCGGGTTCTTTTTCCTCCAAATATAGTTATCCCTGTTTTTTATTCTGAAAAATAACCATGGCATAACCCAGGCAAGTAAGAATAAAGGTATCGCTAAAATGACAGATAGATTAACAAAGTTATAGTTTTGGTAGAGTAACAGGATTAAAAGAGCTGAAATAAAAATCAAGATGATCCGCAAATATAAAATTAACTTCCTCGTAGGTCTGTCAATATAGGCCATGATGATTTCAGCACCACAATAAGGACATAGGGTGCTGTTTTCCTTTAATTTACTATCACAGAATCCGCATGTAGCATGCTCATCAACATGATTACTTTTCACGTAAACCTCTCGGACTGACTTTTGCTGTGTATGAATTTTTGCTAAATGTTATTTATTTGATTTTATTATCTTAATTAGTACTCTTTATCTCGAGTGTACTTTACATAATTTCTTTTGAAATTAGCAAGGGGATTTTTCTTGCAAACCGTAAGGGAATATGTGGGGGTTCTGTTAGTTTTTAGTAATGACTTCTTTTACCAAGATTGTTCTTATTTTGAATTTCTATATACAACCCTTATCTGAACAGGGGATAGGTTTTGTAATATAAATTATGGCTAAGACATTTCCTAGTAAGCTTGCCATGTGAATTTTTATTGAATACCTTGCTGACTACTTCTTAATGCGGCTGAAATAAAAATCGGCAGGGGTAGCGAAAAGAACAGGCCAGGAATTGTAAAAAGCTCATACGCTAATGTTTCTGACTATCCATGCGCTGAGAGAACAAGACATTGTTCTTATTTACACGTTATTTGCTCGCTTGTCTGGCATCCGGTGTCATTTAAACTCATTTTTGTTTCGTAATACTTACTCAGGGCTTTGTTTATGATTAGATTTTCTGGACAGATACAAGTGATACTAATCTCCTCTCCCTGTGTTGAACCCCGACAGGCGTCGATTCTCCGTGATTGAGCTTTTAGTCAACCCGCAGTTATTGACAGAACGCCGGGGCGCGCCGGAGACGCTTTTTGCGGTCAAAACCTCCGGATCAGGGGCAGAAGCAACGATGCGCTATTCTGGTGCGTGCTTATATCTCCGTCGACAATTGAGAACATCAGACTGACAGGTTCAGATACTGTTGAACGGCGCTGAGTAATAAAAAGGCACTAAAAAAGGCACATTTTTGCGCCTTAGAAAACGATGTTAAATATATGAATTAAATGGATTTATTCATTTCAGTGTCCACGCATTGACCACATCGACAAATGAAGCCCCGTTTTCGGGGCTTTTTCATTAGTGCATCTGTAGGGATTGCTGACTGTGTTTGTCTGGATGCAACTGAACAGCATGAACAGTTCCTGGCTCAACGATGATGTCAGCAATCGACTCATGTGTTTTGAATGTACAGCTGCAATTAATATTCTGGCACTGGTGATAGCGTTCTTTGGTGTTGATGCTCAGATAACGGCTGGAGCGTGCGTGTGCTGCGTGTTGGCATTTCGGGCAGTGCATCATAATAATCACCATGTAATCATTCTAATCATATTCAATCATTATATGTTATTGCTCAAAACATACATCGGGGATTACAGTGTTTTACATAACAGGTGACAAATTCCCCAAGGCAGACGAGATGACAAATCAGGACGATATACAAAGCGCTATTCGTGACGCTAACGAAAGGGAACGCTATATCTGGCGTCGTGCCCGTTGGTTTATGAAGGCCGTGTGTGTTGGCCTTCTTGTATACGCACTCTTCCCAGTGGTGTTTTGGATATACTACTGTTTTTAGGCATGTTTTATGCGCTAATCATGAAGCTTGGCATCAATCATTCACAAGCTATCGTCCCCGCTCGCCTCATAACTCACATCCGACAGCAATACCTCCAGATTCAACGTCGTCACAAATCCGCTGCCGCCCAGGCTGTGCGTTACCTTGCTGATTATCCAGGGCTGCGCGTCGATCACGGATTTAAAGCCGGATACAGTCACCGGCGTCTCAGGGAATAAGTCAGCCCGCCCGCGAGCCAGGGAGATCGAGAACTCCGCGACACCGCGCTGGAGTTTGTCCCACTTCGCCTGGGCTGCCCGCATCGCGGCCTTTTGCGTGGCATAGATGGTGGTGAGGGCAAACACGTTTTCATCGCTGCCCGCCAGGTAATCCCCCTCCTTCGCCTCCGGCGTTTTCTGCACCTTCACGCTGACCTTTTTCGCCTTCGGGTGTTGCAGGGCGCGCAGGTACTGCACTTTCGGTTTCCGCTGCACCTTCACTTTTTTAGGCTTCGGGTCTTTGGTATGCAGCCAGCTTGCCGAAACGCCGGTGTATGCCCCACGGTCAGCAATATTGAACGTGTGCCCGTCGCCGTCGCTGCGCACAATCGTCATTTGCGGAATGGGCTTCCCGCTGGCGGTCTTTGCCGCACCGGGTTTGATAAACAGCAGGCTGCCCGCCTTGATAGCGACAACCGCGCCGTTCAGCTCGGCCAGGCGCGTGATAAATTTCGCGTCCGTTTCCTGGGTCTGGTCAATGTGTGAGACCTTTACGCCCCTGAACGGCTCGGCAACGGCGGGCCTGAGGTTGTTACGTGCCGCCACGGCGGACACCACCGCCTCCAGCGTCGTGTCGTGATACGAGTTGTCGCGGCGGGAATTCAGGCTGCCGCGATAGTCCGCACTGCGGGCGCGGATGGTCAGCGTGTCCGGCGTGCCGCGATGCTCCACCTCATCCACGGTAAAGTCGCCTTTGTTCGTCAGTGCCTGACCTTTCCAGCCGAGCGCGATATTTATCACCGCACCGCGTGGCGGCATCTCCAGCAGGCCGTCGGTGTCGCTTAGCGCGATGTCGAGCTGGTCAGCCTCAAAGCCACGGTTATCCGTCAGCGTCAGCGAAATCAGCCGGTTGCTGACGTCCTGCGTGATGTCTTTGCCGCCAACGGTCACCGTAAAATCCGGCGCAAACTGCGCACCAGCACCAATGGTCATATCCGTAATCACAACAAGCCTCCCGGTTGGCCGGTTAAACCTCCGGCCTGATTCAGCAGCCCGTCGGCCTGGGCTTTCATGTCGCCGAACATGGCCGCCAGGGATTCATCCACGCGGGTCAGCGTCAGCGTAAACTCTATCTTTCGCGGCGCGCCGTTGGAGAAGAATTCCGTGTGGGTTTCGCTGACGCTGTTGACCACGAACATCCCGTAAATGGTGCCGCTGCCCTGCAGCAACGGCCACGCCTTGCCCTCGTCGGCCATCAGGTTCAATGCCATCAGTGACAACTTTCCGCCGGTGATTTCCGGCATCAGCACGCCGGACAGGGTAATTTTCTCCTCATTCACGCCGAGGAACTGCGGCAGCGGACGCAGGCCGACGCGGTTATTCGCAGGCCAGCGGTAATCGACGTCGCGCTGCAAGCTTTGATAGGGGACGGTCTGCAACTGAAACACAAACAGTCCGAGGGTTAACATCATGCAGACATCTCCTTAATCATTATCCATGCGGGAACGTTGCTGGGCGGCGCGGGCGCGGTCACGGGCTTCCAGCTCAGCGCGGATCTGGCGGCTGGTGTCCTGGACGCCTAAACCGGCACCGGCGGCAATGGTGTAATTGTGCGTGCTGCGGTCGATATAGCTGCGCCCGCCGCCGACAGACACCGGCGTGTAACCGCCGCCCAGCAGGCCGCCCGGCGGCGGGACAATGGGGGCGGGGTTGTCCAGCGGATGCGCTTGCGGATCCCCCTCGCCGGATTGCTTCGAACGCCGGTCAGCCTTATCCGCCGTTTTATCAATGTCTGCCGATTCATCCTTGATGATGCCGAGTTTCTCCAGCAGCCAGACCACGCTGCTACGCAGCTTATTAGCCACCTGCAGCGGTGCGGTCAGTGCGTTAGCGACCAGGCGACCAAACGACACCCCCGCATCTTTACAACTATTCAGCGTTTCCTGCGTGGATTTCACCGGTTGGATCAGGTCTTTGAACCACTGCCACAAGACCTTGAGCCTGTCCCCAAGCCAGTCAAACACCGGTTTAAGCGGCGCAAACATCTCTTTTACCGGTTCGAATGCCACCCCCAGCCCTTCAATGACGCCCGCAAAGAAGGCGCTGATCGGCTCCCAGTATTTACGGATGAGCAGCGCACCGGCGACAATGGCGACACCGACGGCAACAATCGGCCATGTCAGGCCGCCGATCACCGTTGCAATCGCGCCGCCCACCGTGCCGAGAATTGTCCAGAGCATCCCCGCAGCGGCGACAATCAGATTAATCCCGCTGATAACCGGCCCCGCCACCAGGCCAAACACGCCGAGCGCACCGATAATCAGCAGCGCACCGCCCGCAATTTTACCGAGCGTGGCCGCCAGGGCTTTATTGTTAACCACCCACTTATCCAGTTTCAGCACGTAGCCGGTGGCGGTTTGCACCAGTTTGCGCAGTGACGAATCCTGCTGATCAAACAGGTCTGTGCCGACCGCCTCGTAGGCTGACTGAAATTCCTTAAAGTCGCCGCCGAGGTTGTCCTGCATGATCGCCACCAGCGCTTCGGTTTTCCCGTCCGAGGTTTTGAACGCCTGGGTAAGCGTGTCGAGCTTGCCCGACGTAGCCCCGTCCATCAGCACCATCGCCGACGAGCTGGCCTCTTCACCAAAGATGGCTTTCATGTACTGCGCACGCTGCGAATCGCCGAGCTTGTTTTTCGCAAAGCTCTTTTGCATCTCTTTCAGGATGGCAAACAGCGGGCGCATGTTGCCTTTGCTGTCCGCCGTTTTCACCTTCAGCTCACCGAGCGCGGCCGCAGCGGTGCCCGTCGGTGCCTGCAGGCGGGTAATGACCGCCCGTGCACCGGTGCCCGCCATCGAGCCGGTGATTTTGGCATCCGCCAGGGCAGCGGCCATCGCCGCCGTCTCTTCGACGCTGATACCGGCCTGCTTTGCCACCGGCGCGGCATAGGTCATGGTGTCTGACAGCCCCTCAAAGGTGGCGGCAGATTTATTCATGGCTGTAGAAAGCACGTCGCCGATGTGCGCCACAGTGTCATTAGTCATGCCAAACGCAGACTTCACGCCCATCAGCAGCGTGGCGTTTTCCTCCATGGTGCGCTTGTTCGCCAGGGACAGATTCAGAATGGTCGGCGTCGCCGCCAGAATGCCGTCCTTGTCCGCGCCGGATTTGGCGACGATGATTTGCGCGGCGGCGGCATCATCAGCAGAGGCGGCGGTGTTGTCGCCGAGCTGCCGCGCCTGGGTGCGCAGGGCGGTCATATCGGCGGAGTCTTTTTCCAGGCCGAGCGTTGCCTGCAATTCTGAGTTTTTCTGCGCAAAGTTAAATCCGGGCATCAGCAGCCCGACACCCGCCGCCGTGCCCGCCGTCGCAATCCCGACACCTGCCGCTCCTGCGCCGGTGACGCTGCCGGCCAGTTGTTTACCGGCCTGATACCGGCCTTTCACCGCGTTGAGCTTGGCCTGCTGCGCGCTCACCCGTGCCAGAGATTCGCGCTGCCGGTTGAGCTGCGCGGTGGTTTCGCTGATGGAGGCTTTCAGGCGGCGCTCAGAGTCAGACAGGGTGCGCGTGCTGATGCCCGCCTGGCTGAGTTCCGTGCGCTGACGCTGCACCGACTGGCGCAGCCCGTTGAACTGGGTCTGCAACTGCGCGGCGGTACGCTTCGCGGATTCCATGGCCTGCGCCTGGGCGCGGGTCGGGCTGGCGGTGTTTTTGAACTGAATCGCCAGCGCCGCCGCTTCCGCTTTGGCGGCGTTGAGCTTTTGACCGGTGACGGCGAGCTGCGCGCTGGTTTTGCGGAAGCCGTCAATCTTTCCGGCCTGGGCATTCAGGTCTTTGAGGGTGGTCTGCGAATGTTTAATCTCTCCGGCCAGCGCCTTACTGGCGTTCTGCACCGATTTAAACGGGCGGGTTGCCTGGTCAACCGCCTTTAACAGCACCTCTACTTTTAAGTTACTCACTCTCGGCTCCGCTGCGCTGCATGGCCTTATGACGCCACACCAGCAGCTCGGTCAGCGTCATCGGGTTCAGTTCTGACGGCGGCCAGTGAAAAATAACTGCAACGTCCGCCATCAGGTCATCAACGGTCAGGGTAGGGGGAAGCTTTACTGTTCCGACTTCGGCGATAAAAAACCAATCACCTTGCCCGCCAGCGCAATCAGGTCGGGCAGGTTCAGGCTCTTGCAGTCCTGCGCGGTCAGGTTCGGCACGGTAATGCGCGGCAGAATGACGGTCAGCGCGTCAACGTCGGCATTCGCCAGCGCCGCCAGGCCAATCCCGCGCAGGTGTCCGGCGTTCGGTTTGATGATTTCGACCTGGTCGATCAGCGTGTCGCCGCGTTTGATCGGTTCTTCCAGGATTACGATGTTTTCATTGTGTTCTGACATAGCGGTGTCTCTTCTTCAAAAGGGGATGTTTCGCGCCGCTATCCGGCGCGGGTTACGGGTTACAGGCCGATGTTTTTGCGGTGCTGTGCCACGCGGTCAACGCCGCCGACGATTTCCACCATGTTCACGGTATCGACTTCAATCACGTCTCTGCCGTCAATCGTGAGCTTGAAATAGGTGCACTGGGTGGTGATTTTGGTTTCGGTGTCTTCACCCTGTTTGTACTCACCAAAATCCATTTCCTTGTGACGTCCGCGCAGGGTGACTTCCACGGCGGAGGTGTCGCCGGTGTCGTCGCGCTGGAAGGAACCGGCAAAGCGCAGCGGCACGGCATCGACTGCGCCCCATTGTTTCAGCACCAGTTCATCCATCCCGCCCACCGTCCACTCAAAGCTCAGCGCGTCGTCGTCCAGCCCGAAATCAATCGAGGCCGATCCGGTCATGCCGCCGCCGCGATAATTCTCCAGCTTGCGGGTCAGTTTCGGCAGCGTCAGCGCGCTGACCGTGCCGAGGTAGCTGTTCCCGTCGTTAAACAGGTTCAGGTATTTCAGTTTCTTAGGCAGTGCCATGTTTTAGCGCCTCTTTAGCTGTTAACGGAGGTGGCGAATGTCGCCAGGTATTGGTCGGTGATGCGCTGACGCAGGGTTAAATCTTCCAGCGGCGGCACCGGCGTGTAGTCGTAATCGATGAACAGCTTGCCCGCCTTCAGGGTGTCGACGGTGTTGGCGTCGGGGTCATACCAGCAGTTGCCATCAATGATCAGACCGGCGGTTTTCATTTCGCGCAGCTTGGCGTTAATGCCCGCAATCATGTCTTTGATAAGCGTCGGGGTCATTGGCCGGTCCATCGCCCACAGGTGCGCTTCCGCCATCGTATCCGCCAGCACCTGCGCGGTGCGGGTGTAGTTCTCAAACAGGAACAGCGGATCGTCAGAGCAGGTGCGTTGCCCCCAGAACTTAAAGCCATCCTTGCGGATAAGGGTGGTGACGCAAGCCTGGTTCAGCAGGTCGGCATCGGTGCCGGGGGTCTGCAAATCCCAGTAGACGCTGGCAGACAGGCCGGTGACGCCGTTGATGCCGACGTTAGAAAGGGTTTTATGCCAGCCGGTTTCGGCGTCGATTTTGGCACGCAGGCCGAGCGCGTAAGCCGTCGCGGGGGCGATGTCGCTGGCGTTGGTGGTGGTGTTCCAGGCCACGAAATCCGGCCAGATCACCATCAGCTCACGCTGGCTGAAATTGTCGCGGTACTTAATAGCATCGGACACGGTTTTGCAGCCGTACGCGCTGACGTAGCCGAATGCACGCAATTGGTGACAGACGGCGGCAAGCGCGGCGGCGACCTCCTGGTTATCCAGACCCGGCACGCCGAGAATGCGCGGCTTTACGCCGAGTTCAGTTTGCGCAGACAGCAAGGCTTTCATGCCGGTATACATGCCGGTTTCATCTGATCCGCCGATGATGTTGGAGGTGGTTTCCGCTTCGGTTTCACCTTCTGCGACGCGCACAACGACGACCACCGGCTTAGCCTGGTTGGCAATTGCCATCAGGGAGGCGCGCAGCGTGCCGGTTTTACCGGCCTTGCCGGCGGCGGTCAGCACGTTAGTAATGAGCACCGGCGTATCCAGCGGGAAGGTCGCCGCGTCGGCATCCTCTGCAGTGCAGACCATCCCGATGATGGCGGTGGAAACGGTGGAGATAACGCGGGTGCCGTCATTGATTTCAACAACGCGCACACCGTGATGATAATCAGCCATGGTGTTTTTCCTGTGATTAATAAGCCAATCAATCATCGCGTGTTGTATCGGCGCAGGCACGGCGGGCGCGGTGTGTGGGGAATAGCACAACGTGGGAGGAAAAAAACAAAGCCCCTCTTCGGGGCTTCGGTTAGGCGGGGGTTTCAGGCCAGGTAACATCCGGCGCGGCAGACAAATCCAGCCGGTTAAGGGCGACGCGGTATTTTTTCCAGGCGGTCAGGCTTGCCCGTTCCGCCTCCGTGGCATCGTCAATATCGACGGCATCCTGCAAAGGCGCAATGGCGGCGTTTGCCTTTGCCATCAGCGCGGACAAGGCCGTGACGGCTTCGGCCTTGCGTTCTTCAACCGTCGGCGGCGGAATATCCCCCCAGGCGGGCAGACCGTCCGTGCCTGCGATCCGCATTTTACCCTCTGGCGGAGGGAGGGTTTGATATTCACGGTAAACCACATCACTGACTGCAATGCCATCATCCGGCCAGCTCCCGGCATCGTCGTACACGTCCCGCAACGCACGCGGATAAAAACCGTTGGTGAGCGGGCTGTAAACATAAAGACTTGAGGTGACTGCGCTGTAATAGTTGCTCATTATTTTCCCTTACCAGCCGGTGGCTTCCCAGTAGCTGCCGCCGCTGTCCTGGCCGCAGGTGAAACCGATGTTATTGATAATTTGCGCCGTACCAAAGTTGTCGCTGAACGTCCCGCCGCCGCCATTGATGGCGGTCACCTGAACGTTGACGCAGGTGCTGGGGAAAGGAATCGGGAAATTCACCGTTGACCAGCCGCGACTCCCTTTGTTGACGACGCCCCACTGCTTAATCATTCCCGTGTCACCGCATCGCCACCAGCCGCCGCCGAGATTGGCGGTATTGGAATTGACCGGCTGCCGGTTATTGGGGCTGAAAACGCGCTGCCCCATCTCATAAATCCCGCCGCCTTCGGCGGAAATACTCCCCTGTGTTGCCAGGTCACCGGTGCCGGTAAATCTGACAAAGCCCGTTTGTACGGAATTCGCCTGATTAACGGTGCGGAAAAGAAAGCCCCCCACGCCGCCGCCCCGGTTGTTCACAAAGTCGGATTCGCCCTGGCCGCCGCTTTCGTTCCAGCCTAAATAGGTCCCTTGCCCGTCGCCAGGGTGCGGGATGGTTATCGCCCGGAGATAATTCGCCGTGACGCGACCGTTCACATCACCGCCCACGCGGGGAAATGCGCCCACATTATCGGCATTCAGCCCGATATCCTGGGTGCCATCAAACGCCACACCGGCAATCTTGCGGGCAGTGGCGAGTTTGGACGCGGCGACGGCTGTCCCGCCCGCCGGTAACGCGCCGACGTCTGCCGGTGTCGGTTTGTTGGCCTGGCAGTAAATTTCATTCCAGTTAGTCCAGGGACCATCGACGCCGTTCCATGCCCCCGACGCGCCACGGGTAAACTGTCGTCCGTTGTTGTTAAAGGCAATCTGCTGCGTCGCATTCGGTCCCCAGGTCACGAAAATCACGCCGACGAAACCGTTCATCGGGTAGCCTTTGTCCGTGGTCGCGGCGGCGGCACCGGGCACGCCGTAATGCCCGAGCATGGCCGTGCCATGCAGCGCGTTGGGCGAGTCCGTCGCGGTTAAATTGGCACGGATTTTAAAGGCCGTCGCCACCTCATCCGCCAGCGCCTTTTCACTGGCGGCGCTTTGCGCGGCCGTCCACGCGCCCACGTCGGCGGCGGTGGGTTTGTTATTCGCGCTGTACGTTGGCACCCACTCTTTCCAGGGACCATCGACGCCGTTCCAGTCAGCGGACAATCCGCGATTCCAGATATTGCCGGTGAACGTGACGTACATCTGCTGACAGCCGTAGGCGCTCGGCGTGACGTACAGCGTGCCTGCGATGCCTTGCGGATAGTGCAACGCCGCCGTGGCGTTGGCATTTTTAGGCTGCGCGTACAGGGCGGCACTTCCGGCTCCGCTGGCAAAGCCCAGGGTATTAATATCCGTGGTGGTCAGGATGGCCGACGGCACCGTGACGGAATTCACCGCGCTGGCCTGCACCCAGTCACGCCAGGGTCCATCTGTGCCATTCCAGGACGCATTCAGCGCACGCGTCCACACCATGCCGGTATTTTGCACGGTGTAACGCTGCAGCATGCCGCCCGTCCAGGACGCGGGGATAACCTCCAGCACGCCCGCCGCCTGTGAACCGGCGGGATAGCCATTGGCGACCGTGGCATTCGCGCCGGTGCTCTGCACGTAAATCCCGATTTTTGCCAGATTAAACGTATTGATGTTCGCGGTGCCGAGCACGGCGGACGCGACAGGCAGCGCCCCCACGTCCGCCGCCTCCAGCGTAATGTCAGCGCTCAGGGCTTTATTATTCACCTTGCGGGTGGACGGTACGCGGGTGTTGGCATTGTCGTTGGCGGTCTTGACCGCTTTGGGCGTGGCGGCCAGCGCTTCGCTGGTACTGCTGACCGAGCTGTTAAGCTGCACAAAACCCTTTGCCGTCAGTGTGCCGTCGGGGTGGTTGCGGGATTTTTCATGTGCGGCCAGCAGGTCATTCACATACTGCTCGGTGGCCATAATCACCGAGTCGTCGATCAGCAGGCTGATGGCTTCGGTGTTGCTGACCGCAATCACCATACGTAAAGTCTGCGTGCGCCCTGAACCTTCCGCCAGGGTAGGCTTGTAAGTGTCCGCCATATTGCAGACGGCAATCAGCGTGCCGTCGTCGGCAAACAGCCCCATTTCGCGCATCCAGAAACCGCCGACGCTCGCAGAAATCACCGCCTCAGCAATGACCCAGTTGCCGTGAGTCGGATCCAGCTTTAAGGAATTGAGCGGCGTGCGGTACACCTCTTTAACCAGTTTTGTCTGCGTGGCAACCGGCGTTGTTGCCTTGCCGTTGCCGTCACCGACGGCAAGCTGCGTAATGTTGATGTCAGTTCCCGCCGCAATGGCCGCCGCGATGCGCGCCTGGCCGAGCGTGGTGACAACGGATTTAAATGTGCTCATAACGTCCTCTTATGCGGGGTAAACGGTCAGCAGTTCGCCCAGGTAGTGCGCCGCGCCGGTGTAAACGTCGCCTTTAATGTCCTGGGTGATGGTCAGGCCAATCAGATGGCGGCTGGCCGGTTTGGCGTCGGCAATCAGCCGCTCCATCTCCAAATACATGTCTTCGGTGATGCCGGTTTCCAGCACGCCGATATCCAGGCGAAACGTGCCGGGTTCGTCATTCGTTTCCCACCACTCGGTCACGTTAATCAGGTAGCCGAGCGGCTCCACCACGCGCCGGATGGCACCGATAGTTCCCTTATGGCAGTGAATGAACCAGGCCGACTGAATCACGCGGCGCTTAGTCGCGACAGGCCAGTTTTCATCCCAGCGGTCAACCGACAGCGCCCACGCCAGGTAAGGTAAAAACCTGGCCGGACAGGTCAGCGGATCCCAGAGCTGCCGCAGCGGCACCGGCACGTTTTCAAGCGCGGCGCAGGCCTCGGCGGCGGCAACCTCAAGAGCCGAGGAACCGGCGGGCAGCAGGCGATCACTCATCGTAGCCGCCCACTTTCAGGGTGTACGCGGTGCAGAATGACGCCTGGGTTTTATCCAGCTCGATGTCAGCGGCGGGGTTTTTCAGCTCCACCCGCTGCACGCCTTCAACGTGCAGCGCGGCATAAATGGCGGACAGCCGGATGTCGCGGCCTAACCGGTGCTGCGCGGTGGTGTAGGCGATAAGCTTGGCTTCGGCGGCTTCTCGGATGGGTTCCGCTTCCGGACCCGGAAACAGATACAGCACGGCGTCAATGGTGTAATTCACGACGGTGGCAGACTGGACGGTCACGCGGTCAGCCACGGGGCGCACGTTTTCGTCATTGAGCGCGGCCTGAACCACCGCCAGCAGGTCAGCGGGGGCGCTGCCGTTGCCGGTCTGTGCCAGCACGGAAATCGTCACGCAGGCAGGCGACGGACTGATGACCGAAATGTCCGCCACCCGCCCGTCAGCCGAGCGCCCGTGATACTCATAGGAACCCACCGGACCGGCGACGCTCAGCCCTTCAAACGCCTGCTGCGCACGGATGCGCAAATCCGCATCGCTTTCCATCACTGCTGCGACAGTAGGTACGCTGACCGTATCCGCAGGGGTGATGGTCAGGCGTGCCACGCTGAACGTCGCGGCGATATTGTCGAGGTCTGTGCCGCTGGCATAGGCCAGCATCACCGCCTGCGCCGCTTCGTTAACCCGCTGACGCAGGATCACTTCGCGGTAAGCGTTCTCCTCCAGCAATTTCACAATGGGTTCAGACTCCAGGGTCAGCGTGCGGGCGATGGCGGCCTGCTGGTCTTCGGGGTACAGCGATACCAGCGTGGCTTTGCGCTCCGCCAGGAGGATTTCGTAATCCAGCACCTCCACCACATCGGGGGCGGGTAACTGGCTCAGGTCGATAGTTGCCATAATTCAGCTCACTGGAAGGGTTAAGGAGATGGCGGCGGACGTGTCTTTGCGGGTGCCGGTGAGTTCCACCACGCCTTTTCCGTCGAACGTCGTTTCAAAGGTGATGCCGGTCAGTCTGACGCGTGGCTCCCACTTGAGGATCGCGCTGTAACAGGCCGCCATGATTTGCAGGCGCAGCGCCGCATTCTGCGGGCGGTCAGTCAGCATCGATAGCAGTGAACCATAGTCACGGCGCATGACGCGGGAACCAACGGGCGTGCGCAGAATGTCGCTGACCGACTGCTGAATGTGCGCCAGGTCTTCGACGCTGCGCCCCGTGTCGCGAGCCAGGCCGATGTATTTTGCATGGGTCATGACGGCACCTGCGTCTGACCGCCGCCCGTCTGGACGCCGCCGTGTTTATGGGTATGCACAACCACGCCGTTTGACGTGAGGCTGCCGCCGGAATGGGTGAGGTTCCCGGTCATCGTGCCGCCCTGTTTCACCTCCAGGCTGCCCGTGGTGAGCTTTTTGGTGCAGACCACCTCCGGCGTGTCGAGCGTGATGCGGGTCGATGCCGTGCAGGTAATCAGCGGAGCAGACACCGTCACCTTGTCCGCAGCATTCACCGTGGCGGACTTGATACCGGTTGCCAGCAGTGCGCCGGTTTTGGGTTCGTACTCGATCACCGCGCCGTCAGGGAAAGTGACATGTACGGCATCGGCTGACACAGACGGCGCAGGATAGTCATCAGAGAAAATGCCAGGCATCACAAAAGCGGTATCAAGCTCGCCGCCCAGGCAGAACAGCACAACCTGTTCACCTTCAGACGGTGCCCACCAGGAACGGGAACGCCCAGCGCGGGACGTCAGCCAATGCAGCCAGTCGGTGACGTTACCGCCGGTATTTACGCGACAGGTGCCCGCCTCTAAATCCACCTCGGCAACGGTGCCAATGCGGATCAGATTGCGCAGCAGGCGCGGAATGTCGTTGTTGGGAATGGATGTATTCATGCATAAAAGAATGCCGTCCTGTCAGGCGGCATACAATTTAAGGCTGATTGATGACGGGTGGTACAACGTGGGGATCACTGATTGAGGAGTACTAGCTCAAACTTGAGCTGACACATTCCGTAGGTAGAACATCATCAAGTCTTACAGCCTAGTTTGAGTGAGGAGCGGACCTTGAGTGATTAATAATTTAAATACAAATACACCATGAGTCCTGTTAACAAAAACTATTCACAGCAAGTTAATTATATTTTTCTGATAATTCCCTCATATATGGCTCTACTTCTGGGCGTAGCATATGATTCTTCATCGAGTCAAGAAATGTTATGGGGGTTTGAATTACATTTACTTTGGATTCATTTTTCCTAATAAGAGTCATCCCTTTGCAGATTTTTAAATATTCCTTGATTAATATTTTCTTGCGACCTCTAAGTAAATCACCATTGAAAGCTATAATATGAAAAATTGCAGCTCCAATGACTATTTGTTTCACCGAGTATTCTGATGATTCGAAATCGCCCCATGAAATCCTACCAAAAAATGGGTTTGCGTAACCAGAAGGATCAACTTCAAGTTGATGACCATATTTTTCAATTTCTAAGGCTGTCAATTTTAATGGTTTAAACAATCCAGCAGAGATAGCAAAACCAGAGAAATCAGAACTTTTCCCTAAAATAACATCTTTGTATTTATCAAAGAAGAATAATTTCTTCTCACTAGCCCTGGATGAATTGAATGCTACTTTGAGTAACCAGCGTGAAAGTAAACTATAATTGTAATTAATATTAACATGTTCTTTTAAGAAACACTGTGTAAAAAAACCAGATTGCTCGAGAATGTTTTTGGCATAACCATCCAGTTCGCATAAAACCACACTATTACAATGAGAGCAAACATCTTTTATTTTTGCTTCGCCACTTATTATTTTTTGGGGTTTTTCTTGCCATCCGATAGTTTTTCCAGAACCGGTGCTATATTGATACTCATAGATAAAAGATGGGAGTATGTGTTCCCTAGTCATTTTCCCCTCTTGGCCACAATATATGCAAGTACTCACTTCATCTCCTTAACTAAGATATGATTACTAAAAAACGGTGTAATATTATAGCAGTTGATAAATCGCATTAGTAGTTATAGTTTAATGCATAAATTTTTCTACTAGCAGTAAATATCTTTAGAAGAAAGCATCATCCCTGATGAAAATTCAATAACATCCGCTCCTGACACGTAACAGACCCTATGCAAAATCATCAAGCTCGCTTAAAGAGAGAAGAGGGTATTGGTTTTAAAGAGGATGAATGGCTCAATTCATTAGTATGCATCTTCAATATTTTAAAGCAACTTTCTTAGGGCGCGTTACCTTTTTCTTTATTAAACTGCTTTCTCCTTTACGCCCATTAATAACATAATGCACTTCGCAAAAAACTCTATACTGCGAAAAAAAATCTGAAAGTGCTATATGCAGTTCACGGGCCCATGTAAGACGCTCAACTTCCTTATCAAAAAAATGATGTATAAACCCAGTATTTTCTCTAAGATGAAAAATATTATTTCTAAATATCCGGAGTGGATTCGAATGTTCTTTCATCAACTTTCCGATGCTATCTGAAATTGGTAATAGTTCTTTAAAATCTCTAGGACGTTCATTGTCGAGTAAGACTCGCATGTTTAAACTTTTAAATCCTTCGCAGACCACACCTAAAAAACCTAACCATGTAGAAAGATAAATCCCCATGTCAAATTCTTCGCTCTGGCTCAAATGGCCATTCTTCGTCATTTTTTGGTTGAGCTTATTATAATTTTTAAACATAAGATCAGCCGTTTCGAAATAATGAATTTGGAGTGTTAATACACGGTCGTGATTGCGAATTGGGAGCATATCCTCAGGGGTTCGACAATCTGTATCTATAGCGTAAGTATGTGGGACATTAGCAAAATAATAAAGATCATGATCTGGAAAAATCAGCTCTCCATCATCTAGGGCTTTATTTAAATGTTCAGCGACATCACCAATATTTCTGAAACCGTAATCTGTTAGATTCTTCCCTGCAAAGTTGGTTAACCACCAAGAATTAAACCCTCCGACCTCACCTCGCTCCCCAAAATCAAAATCAACGCTCCCGGAATTTAGAACTACCCTGCATCCAGCCCCATGTTTATAATATTTGACACCACCATCTAACTCACCAGTACTGGGCATATTAGATTTAATCCATCCATAACAACTTGATGGCATTTGAATGCCAGACCGATGCATTAGCTTTAAAGCAACTTGGACATTATCTTGAAAGTCAACAATCAAACGATAAAGATTATCATTCATACCACAAGCTCACTTCATATTATTGAGAAAGGGATGCAATTCGTCACTCGGAACCAAAAAACGCCATTAAGGATAATACCTCCTTTCCCGAGAAATTAACACTTGCTATGCTATTAATACCCGCCCTTGGCACAGAGTTGTCTGTTAGATTAGGTTTGGTTCTGTGCCCCAGTTGTGTCAGGTCAAGTCTGAGCTAATCCATATAAGTAATTCATCTTCCACAATCTTCATATCCTCCGCATCCAACCCTAACAGCGGGCGCGCAGGATACTGCATTTCTTGTGCACGGACAGACGGACGATCCCGCAGCCCGTACTGATGCACCTTCGCCATGCGCTGAACCTGCCCGGTGAATTCCACCACCGCGTCATCAGCGGTGCCTTTGGCCTTCATGTATTTTGCCGTACGCAGTTTGGCGAACATTTCCCGCTTAATGCGGCCTTTCTTTGCCCGCAGAGGCTGCGGACGTCGCGGCGTGAAAGGCTGCCCTTCCGGCGTGACCTGCTGCTTAATGCGCTGCTGCTGATGTTTGCGCAGACGCTTCGCAATGGCCGCCGCCAACGCCTTCCGGCTTTGCGGTGAGAGCGCGGCAATCAATCCCGCCAGGCGTGTATCAAACGCTAACAACTCACTCATGCCACTGACTCACTAATTCGCCGTGCAGGTACAGTTCACGCGGCCTTTCCACAGGCTCCGGCAGCGGCGGTTCCGGAAAATGCTCCACATACAGACCAGCATCAATCTGTTTCACAATCACGCGCTCGGTGAGCTGCACATCAATCGCGATATCGTAGGAACCATCATCGAGCATATCGGCCTTAAATTTAAAGCCGGTCTGCTGCTTTTCCGGCGTCGCCATGATGTCCGGCTGGTTCTCACGCAGCCACGCCAGGATCGGCACAATAATCAGATCGCAGTCCTGGGCAAAGTTAGTGATAAGCAACTCAGTCTGATATTGGTATTCAAACGACAGCGAGCGGGCTAACGTGGAAACGATACGCCCGTTATCCACAAACATCCGCAGGGTATCGGGGCTGGTTTGCAGCACCGGCACGGCGTCAGTTAAGGCTTTTCGCAGCTGTGCGGGTTTTAACACGGTGTTCCTCCTGGCATTGTTTGACCGCTTCCACCTGGAGGCCGCAGGCGGTCAGCGCGGCCTCCAGGTTTCTGACGTCACTGCTTAAATCGCCGTTAGTGAGCGGTGCGCTTGCCGGTATCGGGCAACTGGTTACCGCCGGACAGCCAACGTAAATAATCTGCGGCGCTGGCAAAGGTGGGGCGTGCGTGCATCCGGCCAATGCCGTCAGGCAGACGAGCGCTATACCAGTCGCGCATTTCCTGATTTTCATTAAGTAACCTTTGAATATGAACTTCACGGACGCGTGCCTGCTCACCCGCCCGTGAGAGCTGGGTGCGCAGGCTTTGTTCCTGGCGTTCGCGCCTCAGTGCCTCATCGTTCAGGCGGTTAATGGCGTTGTCTCGGCTTTCAATACCAGCGGACAGCGTGCCGATAATGCGCTGCGCCTGGTCGGCTTCATCATGCAGGCCGCCGATACGCCAGGTTTGCAGCCCCGCCAGTGCGCAGGCTGCCAGCAATAAAATAATCACAATGCGCATCAGACACCCCGCAGGCAGTAGGCCAGCTCATTCGCGCGGCGGCGCTCCAGGCCGGTATTGCGCTCGCCCTTCACAAACACCCAGCGCGGCAACTGCTCGCAGGCGTCCCGCCATTTTCCCTTGCTGATAAAAAACGCCAGCGTGGATTGACACGCCGCCGCCACGCCGACGTTAAACGCAAAGGACACCACGGCGTCATACACCGGCTGCGGCATGGCAACCGGCATGCAGCGCGCAATGCCTTTCTCCACCCGCATCACGTCTTCCACCAGGTTAACGGCGGCCTGCCGTTCGCTGATTTGCGTTTGCGGCTTCACGCCTGCGGTGTGCCCGATGCCGTTTGTCCAGACGCCCGCGCTGCACTGATAGGCAGACAGGCGGCAGCCTTCAAAATCGGCAATCAGTGCCAGACCGGCGGCGGAGGTTTTCAACGTTGGCGTTTGCGGCAGCAGCGCGGCAATCGCAAGTACAGCGGCGACGGCGCAGCGTCTAACGATTGATGGCTGCATTAATGTCCCCTCTGATGCCCATTTCTTTCAGCAGGCGGTACGTTTTGCGCCGGTAGTACCAGTTCACCAGAAAGGTGGCGACGCCGACGGCGGCACCCACCAGAAAGGCGATATCCTGCGGTGACATTGCGCCGAGCCAGGCAAGAAAGGCCGCAACGCAGTAACAGATAAACGAGGTGATGCGCTCCATGGTCATCAGTCCCAAAGTGAGACGGTTTCACTGACTGCGGCCTGAGTAATATCCGGCAGCTCCACCGCGTAGCCATGGGGCAGAATTGCCCCCTGTGCGGCTAAGCCAACGTTAGCCGCGTAAACCTGTTCAACTACCGATCCCGTGCGCCCGTAGTACCGCCAGCAAAGCGAATCTACGGTGTCGCCCTGTTCGGCAGTGACTTTCATCAGAGCAGCCCGATGATGCAGTGAGACACACCGGCGACGTCGCTGATCGCGTTGCGTCCGTCACGCCATAAATCATCCACCGTGCTTTCCACGATTTCGGCCTTTTTGCTGCCCTTATCGGTGGTGTCGTTGTTCGGGTAACGCTCCGCCAGAAAGGCCGCCGCGATAGACGCCACGGCGCGCTGATAGGCGCAGACCTTCACGCTTTCATCATCAATCTGATCGGCAGGAACATCCGCCAGGCGTGTAAAGCCCTGGGCAATCTGCGCATCACGAAAGCTGAACAGCTCGGCGTTCACTTCGGTCATGGCAAACTTGGCGGCGGTGCGCAGCCTTTTCGCGGTGACGGTGCCCTCCAGGTGCAGCGTGTCGCGCAGCTCAAGCGGATCCACATCAGGCCAAAAGTGGGTATTTTTAATCGCGGGTTCCGTCGCGGCGTCCGGTTTCGGTGCAGGTACAACAAGAGACATAATGACCTCTGAATGGGGGGCGGTGGACGCCAGCGTCGAATAAGGTCAAAGACCCGTCTCGGCTGGCGTGCCGCCCTGCGCGGGGCGCATGCTTTTTAGCTGCCGGATGCCTTTTTAATGGCAGATTCCAGGCGCTCAATGTCTTTTTTTACGCCTGATTTACCATCGAGAATCAAGGCACTTTTCAGACGCTCCAGGGCTAACATGTCCTTGCCGCCGTCGCGGTAGAGATAGCCGATAATCTTGTGCAACTGCGCACGCACTTTATCGGGCATATCCTCACTGTCAGTCAGTTCCAGCACCTCCAGCATCAGCTCAATGCTGACCGGCTCACCGGCGGCGCGGGCACGCGTGGCCTGGTCAATCACTTCCTCCGTGAAGGCACAGCCCGCCGTGCGGGTGCCGAACGGCATCGCGAGCCGGTGTTTAAAGGCGTAGCGGGCAATGTTCAGCGCACCGGCAATATCACCGGCGTCAATACGCCAGATCATCACGGTCATCAGGATGGCGTCCTGTGCGCCGTTCCCTTCGGCCAGCACGCCCGACACCCACGGGGCGTATTCAGGGAGCAGCTTGCGTTTTAATGCAGCCTTGTCCTGGAAGGACTGGATCTTATGCAGTGCCTGTTTATCCGCATTCAGCTTTTGCATTTGCAGTTCGTAGCCGGTGGCATGGGTCAACTGACCGGCGGCCTGCTGTGCGGCGATGATGGCGGACTGTCGCAACATGTGACGACGGCAAGGGCTAATCATGACGTCCCCCTTTATTCCGCTGATTCAGGCGCGGTGGTTTTGAAGGTGCCGAGCTGGATGTTTTCGACCAGGCAGCCGCCGCGATAGTCTTCCACCACGAAATCCTCATTAATGGATTCGTAGTTTTCGATGCGGTCACGCTTTGGCACTTCTTCGATGTGACGGCGGTGCGTGCCGTCCTGCCAGTAAATGGACAGGTTATCCAGGCGGGTGATCATGAACGCATTGGCGGGGAAGCCCGGCACGCGCACCGCCGGTAAGTTACCGATGCGTTTCTGGCTGATAATCATATCCGCCGCCAGGCTTTCAGAGTTCTCCTGAGCCTTGTTCACCAGCGGGAAATACTTGTCTGCCAGCAGCTGACGCCCGCAGATCACCACCAGTCCGGTATCATCCTGATAAATCGGGTCAACCATATTGTTGGTGGCATCCATCACCAGCGCGTCGAGGTTCTCAAAGTCGCCCCCGGCACCGACGCGGACGGTCTCGGAAATCACAGCATCATCATCTCCGAGAATTTTGCTCATCACGCGCTCCGGCGCATTGTTGCGGTACTTTTGCAGCCAGCCCACGTTCACGTCCTGCAACAGCGGGTTTTTGGTGCGGTTTGACGTTGCCGCACGCTCAACACCGTTAAAACCGATGGTGATGCGGTCCAGCGCCTGGCGTTTCACGATGGCGTCACGTAAACGCGCCTGGAAATCCTGATAGCGTGCCCAGAGATCGAGCGTGGCGTAGCGGAAATGGAAATCGTAGTTCGTCTGGCGGCACTCATAACCCTCAGCGGTCAAGGTATTAAAATCAGCCGTCTGACGTTCGCCGGTGCCGCTGGTGTCTGCGGTGCTGGCAATGGAACCGGAAACGCCGACGCCGACCTTTTCACCCTTCATTTCATCCACCGGAATGATGTTAATCATCTGCAGGAAGGCGGAAGATTCCTGCACGCGGGTCATCAGCGTCTGCGTCACCGACGGCTCCACGCTGAATTTTTTATCCAGGTCGCCGGTGTCCACAGAGTTCAGTTCGGCAATGCGGGACAGGTAGGCGTTAAATTGAAAACGGGTTGTTTGTTTCATGCGTTTTTTTCCAAATGGGTTAACGGGTTAATCGCGAGCGCAGTGCTTAGCAGTCGGTGAAATGGGCTGCATCACCCTTGCCGCCGCCGCTGGAAACAGGGCGCTGCGTGTAGTTCTGCGGGGCGGATTTCTCCAGCTTGCCTTTCAGCGTGCTGAACTGTTCGCGGTCATCTTTCGCGGTTTGTTCCAGCGCGTTGAGGCGTTCCGTCAGTGAAGTTTGCAGCGCGGACAGCTTTTCATCAGTGGCTTGCAGGCCGGTTTCGACGTGTTCTACCACCACTTCCACGGCGTCATGGACGTCTTTGAACCGGGCATCATCCGAGGCCGATTTGATGGAAAGCAGTTGTTTCACGCGGGAGAACAGCGACGGCGCAGCCGGTTTCTCTTCTTCAAACTCAAACACCGTTTCTTCGGCGGCGGTAAAGAGGTTTCCGGCATCCTGTTTGCGGCTCGCCAGCGGGTTTTGCTGTGCCTTCGCGCTGAACTGCAGGTACTCGGTGCCGAGGCTGGCGGGGCTGTCGGTCACGGCCAGGCCGATCAGGTAGGCTTTGCCGGTGTCGGAAAACGAGGGGTTCACTTCGATTGAGGTGTAAACCTTCTGGCGGGCTTTCACCATTGAGACTAAATCCGGGGTCGGGTCGATATCGGCATACAGTGCCAGCTTGCCTTTCAGCGCACCGTCCGCCACTTCTTCGGCGTAAACGCCGGTGACATCGCCGTACATGCGGAACGCACTGTCAGGGAAATAGCCCTTGATGTGCTCCATGTTGATGCGTGCCCCGTAGACCTTCGGGTCATAGGTCGCCGCCATCTGTTCAATCCAGTCGCGGGTGATTTCGCGTCCGTCAGTGGTTGCCCCTTCGGTACAGATGCGAAAGCGCTTTGCTTTTGTTGCCATGTGTCGGACTCCGGTCGGTGTGTGCTTCTGAGGAGTCCCAGTTTCCCGACAGACGCCCGACACCGCCAGCCGATGCGGGTTGATGCTCGATGGCACAACGTGGGCAGCGCGAAAAGCCGCAGGCCAGCCGGTAACGTTGCAACCATGAAAACGACAAACTCAACCCTCATCAGCGACCCACGGCGACAGGCGGCTCTGCTTTACTGGCAGGGGTTTTCTGTCCGCCAGATTGCGGAGATGCTGACCCAAAAAATACCGACGGTGCAGAGCTGGAAAACCCGCAATGCCTGGGACAACGTCGCACCCATTGCCCGCGTGGAGTCCAGCCTGGAAGCGCGCCTGATTCAGCTCACCACCAAAGACGTCAAAGGGAATGCCGATTACAAGGAAATGGAGGCGTTAGGCCGGTTGATGGAGCGCCTGGCACGGGTGAACCGCTACGGTCAGAGCGGCAATGAGGTGGATTTAAACCCGAACGTTACCAACCGCAACAAAGGCGACCGCAAGAAGCCGACCAAGAACTATTTCAGCGACGAAGCCCTTGAGAAGCTGGAAGATATTTTTCTGGCTCAGTGCTTCCAGTATCAGCGCGTGTGGTATGACGCAGGGCTTAAACACCGCATCCGCGACATCCTGAAATCCCGCCAGATTGGCGCGACGTTCTTCTTTGCACGGGAAGCGTTATTGCGTGCCCTGGCAACCGGGCATAACCAAATTTTCCTGTCAGCCAGTAAAACCCAGGCGTATGTGTTCCGGGAATACATCATTCAGTTTGCCCGCCAGGTTGATGTTGAGCTGACCGGCGACCCGATTGTGATCGGCAACAACGGCGCAAAGCTGATTTTCTTAGGCACCAACTCCAACACCGCCCAAAGCCATAACGGCGACCTGTACGTGGACGAAATCTTTTGGATCCCCAACTTCCAGAAGCTGCGCAAGGTCGCCAGCGGCATGGCCTCACAGGAGCATCTGCGCACCACCTATTTCTCCACGCCGTCGGCGCTGACGCACGGCGCGTATCCGTTCTGGTCAGGCGAACTGTTCAACAAGGGGCGGGAAGATCGCAACGACAGGATTGAACTGGATATCGGCCATCACACCCTGGCAAAGGGGCGGCTTTGTGAGGATGGACAGTGGCGGCAAATCGTCACCATTGAGGATGCGTTAGCCGGGGGCTGCAACCTGTTTAACATCGACACGCTGAAACAGGAGAACAGCGCCGAGGATTTCCGCAACCTGTTCATGTGTGAGTTTGTTGACGATCAGGCGTCGGTATTTCCGTTCGCCGAGCTGCAGCGCTGCATGGTGGAAAGCGCGGAGGAATGGCAGGATTTCAGCCCGTTCGCCGTCCGTCCGTTTGGTTATCGCGCCGTCTGGATTGGTTACGACCCGTCGCACACCGGCGACAGCGCTGGCTGTGCCGTGGTGGCTCCGCCGCTGGTGGACGGGGGCAAGTTCCGCGTGCTGGAACGCCACCAGTGGAAGGGCATGGATTTTGCCGCCCAGGCGAAAAGCATTGAGGAGTTAACGAAACGCTACTGCGTGGAATATATCGGCATTGATGCCACCGGCATCGGTCAGGGCGTGTTCCAGCTTGTCCGGCAGTTCTTCCCCGCTGCAATGGAAATCCGCTACAGCCCGGAAACGAAAATGGTGTTGAAAGCGAAAGACACCATCACCTCCGGCCGCCTGGAGTACGACACCAACCATAAAGACATCACCTCGTCATTCATGGCGATCCGCAAAACCATGACCGCCAGCGGAAGCCGTTCCACCTACGAGGCCAGCCGCAGCGAGGAAGCCAGCCACGCGGATGTCGCCTGGGCAATTATGCACGCATTGCTCAACGAACCCCTGACCGCTGCCAGCGGCGGCCAAAGCCCTAACATTCTGGAGTTTTATTAACTATGAGTAAGCGCAAATTCCGCAAGACGGCACAAACCATCGTCACAGCAACGGCACAGCAGACCAGCGGCGCGGAGGCGTTCAGCTTTGGCGACCCGACGCCGGTATTAGACCGCCGTGAAATCCTGGATTACATCGAATGCACGGGGAACGGTCAGTGGTATGAGCCGCCGGTCAGCTTTGACGGACTGGCTCGCACACTGCGGGCGGCGGTGCATCACAGTTCATCGCTGTATGTGAAACGTAATATTCTGGCCTCGACCTTCGTCCCGCACCCGTTGCTGTCACAGCAGGAATTCAGCCGGTTCGCCCTGGATTATCTGGTGTTCGGGAATGCGTTTTTAGAAGTGATCCGCAACCAGCTCGGCGACGCCGTGGTGATGAAAACCGTGCCTGCAAAATATGCCCGCCGAGGGGTTGAGCCAGATACTTACTGGTTTGTGCAGCAGTGGAAGGACGCGCATCAGTTCGAAGCCGGTAGCGTGTTTCATCTGATTGAACCGGACATTAATCAGGAGCTGTACGGCCTGCCGGAATACCTCAGCGCCCTGAACTCAGCCTGGCTGAATGAGGCCGCCACGCTGTTCCGCCGCAAGTACTACCAGAACGGCGCGCACGCCGGATATATCCTGTACATGACTGACGCGGCACAAAGCAGCAGTGATATTGACCAGATGCGTAAAGCGATGCGGGACACAAAAGGGCTGGGCAATTTCCGCAATCTGTTTATGTACGCGCCGAACGGTAAGCCAGACGGGATCAAGATTCTGCCGTTAAGTGAAGTCGCAACCAAAGACGATTTCTTTAACATCAAGAAAGCCAGCCAGAACGATTTGCTGTGCGCGCACCGCGTGCCGCCTCAGATGATGGGCATCATTCCGGAGAACAGCGGCGGATTTGGGGATTCAGTGAAGGCGTCGCAGGTGTTTGTCCGTAACGAACTGACGCCGTTGCAGGAACGGTTCAAAGAGTTGAATGGCTGGTTTGGGGAGAAAGTGATCAGATTCACTTCTTATGAGCTAACGCCGGAGTAACTCTGAAAGTAATGCGGTTTGAAACTTTAAGTACTCACTATTGGCGAATACTTAAACTGTGAAAATAATTGAAAAGTATTTTTGTTGGGGTAACTAACTATGACCGTCCAATAAGAACTTTCAAAACTTACGGCTATATAAATTTTTAAGAGCCACTTTACTTTGTTTTCATTTACCTCTTTTCTTTTAAAAATGAAACTATCATTATAGTGTTATCCAAAATCAACAACCAAAGTGGTTAAATAATGAACGATTTCAAGCTCAATGAGAGGATAAGGACATTAAGAAAAGGTATGGAGAAGGGCGAGTTTGAACCTTGTATCCGTCATATACGTTTTCCTTATTTCAAAAATCTTGAATTGAATGCCCGGATAGATTTCGAGTTTCCTATCACGGCTTTAGTTGGGCAAAATGGAACTAATAAAAGTTCAGTAATCAAAGCATTATTTGGTTGTCCAAATGGAAAAAGCATTACTCGTTATTGGTTCACAACTGATACTGATGATGTACCCGATTTAAAATTAGAAGACGGTTCCTCACTCAAGCCAAGATATATCTATGGTTATAAGAACTCTGAGGGACGGGTTGTTGAGATATTACAAACAAGAATTAACGCTACAAAGCAAACTTTAGACTATTGGGAAACTAGCAGGCCCTTGGTAAGCGACCAAATGGAAAATATTTCAGATGTGTCTGGTGCCGAGAGTAATGCAACGCGTTGGAGAAAGATTTCTAAAGGTCTAGTATTCTTAGATTTTAGGTCGGAAATTAGTGCTTTTGATCGATGTATGTACCATTCAGATTTTAAGATCCGAAGAAAAAAAGATGGTAAAAGAATTACTAAGCAAGATTATATTAGAAGCAAAACTAAATATATTAAAAAAGCTTTCGACGAAAAACTCACGTCTCTTCCTTTATGGGGAGGGGAAACAATCGTTAAGAATATAACGCTAAAAAAAGATTTAGTGATGGCAGTTTCATATATACTAGGTCGCTCTTATAAAGATATTAAGTATTTAGAACATAGGCTATGGGGAGTTAGAGGGGGAACGGCTCAACTATCCACCGATAAACTGAATTATACTGAGGCATATGCAGGAAGCGGTGAATTTGCTGTAGTTTCTTTAGTTTTGCAGCTTTTTAATGCTAAAGAGCGCTCCCTTATTCTACTTGATGAGCCCGAGGTTTCATTACATCCAGGCGCTCAAAAAAGAATGATGGAGTTTCTTTATAATCTCGTTGAGAAAAATAAGTTTCAAGTTGTGTTGTCAACACATTCTCCAGTATTAGTTAGTTTTCTTCCTAAAGAAGCTGTGAAATTATTTTTATTCGAAAGTGATTCTGAGGGTGTGAAAATTGCTCAGAGTATATCCGCCGACGAAGCTTTCCTCGAGTTAGGCCACGATATATCTAAGAGAACCATTATAGTTGAGGACAGGCTTGCTAAGGAAATTATCGCCAAAGCAATTAGTTGTAATACTATGCTTGCAACATCTTTCAATATTGACTATGTCCCTGGTGGCTCAGAAACAATCCTAAGCAAACATTTGCCGAGCCATGCAGCAGTAAATCGAGAAGATATAATATTCCTTTTGGATGGAGATAAAAATAAAGGCTTAAAACCCTTAAAAATAGATTCAATTGCAGATGCTGATTTAGTTAATAAAATGAAAGAGCATTTTGGATGTGAATTGGTAGTTAATGCTAGTGGTAGCAATGGAAGTGTAAATAGTGCTGAACTAATTAAAATGAGAAAGTCTGTTTTAGAATATGCACTAAAAAGAGTACTATATCTTTCTTTTAATACACCTGAAGAACTCTTGATTCAGCATTGCTGCTCAAATGAACAAACTCATATGATAAATTCTAAGAATTGGGAAGCAACCGATGTTGATAAATATAAAAAGCAGATTAGATTATTAACCCAACACCATATGGGTAAAGAAAGTGTTGATGGTGAAGAAATATTTTTTATGCAGAAGCATTTAATATCTAAGCTAGATGTGAACTCAGAGGTTATGATTTCAATTAGAAAGGTAATTACTCAAGCAATAGATCGTGGTATCATAAGCTAATATTAAGTTGTATGGAGATGGGCATGAATAAAATCAAAGTGTTCGATTTTTTCTCTGGGTGCGGTGGCACCAGTCAGGGCTTTAAACAAGCAGGGTTCGACGTAGCCTTTGGTTTGGATTTTGACCATGATGCAGCTTGCTCATTTAAACTTAATTTTCCTGATGCTGAGTTCATTAATGCTGATATCAGAACTCTTGAAAATAATGTTATTGAGCATTTATTTAATGTTAATGATTCCTCATATACTCTTTTTTCAGGGTGTGCGCCGTGTCAGCCATATTCTAGGCAAAATTCTAATAAAAAGGAAGGCGATCCTAGATTAGATCTTTTAAATGAATTTGGCCGCTTTGTGCAGCATTATCTTCCTGATTTTGTTTTTGTTGAAAATGTACCTGGAATGCAAAAATTTAATGAAAACGAGGGTACGTTTAAGTCTTTTATTAGTATGCTTTCTCTGCATGGATATAATGTAGACTTTAAAGTACTCCCAGCTGCATGGTATGGTGTGCCACAAACTCGTGAAAGGTTGGTATTACTTGCTGCTAAGAATCACCAAGTTACCTTACCCACTCAGACACATGGGCTCGAGAACTCACCATACTCTACAGTCAGGGATTGGATAGGTTTTTTGCCCCCTATCTCTGCTGGAGAAACCCATCCGACAGTTTCAGATCATGTTTCAGCAAAGCTGTCGGATGTAAATCTTCAACGTATAAAAGCTACAGCAGAAGGTGGCGGTCGAGAGTCTTGGCCAGATCATTTAATTCTGGAATGTCATCGAACGCACAAGGGGCATTCTGATGTTTATGGACGTTTATATTGGGATAAGCTGGCTAGTGGTTTAACTACACGATGCATTAGTTATTCTAACGGTAGGTTTGGTCACCCTGAACAGAATAGAGCAATATCTGTAAGAGAGGCTGCCTGCTTACAAACATTCCCATTAGACTATAAGTTTACAGGTGCATTGAATTCAAAGGCGAAACAAATCGGTAATGCTGTCCCTCCCAAAATGGCTGAGGTTATTGGTAATCAGATACTTCATATTATGAGACAAGTGCCCCTCTAAAGGGGGCTTTACATATCCCTTTTTCGTCGCCTCGTCTTGCCTCCTCGCGCGCAATGTTACCCGCCTGCCCGCTTCTGACTTAGCTCACCGTTTTTAATGCATGACCCAGATCGCCGCAAAGCACGGCTAGAATGGCGATAAGATGTTTTTTGATCCTTTCGGGATCATGCAAAACCATGCGCACAATGCATGCATGGCTCATCCATATAACTGCGCTCGATACACATCACTTGTTTCAGCTCAGACTTGACCTGACACAACAACAGCACAAAGCCTAAGCAAAGCTGAGAGGCTGCTCTGTGCCAGGAGCGGATATTGTTAACTTCTATCTGCATCAATATGTGGGAGCAGGTCACCAGTGATTCTTTAAAAAATAAGAATGTTTTTTATGGCGGCCACGTTTTACAGGCAATCCAGATAACCACTTTAATAACAAAAAATTTAGAACCGCATATACTGCGGTTCCATATAATGCAAATACATTAAATTTGATTGTTATTAATAGCTAATTCCTCAAGCTCAGTATCTATATTAAAATAAGAAGCTGCCATTATTTCAGCATCATCCTCTATGTCGTCGTCTTCAGGATTTCCTTCATAGAAATCATCATCTTCAACAGCTAGTCCTTGAGCTTTACTAAAACTATTGACAGATAGTTGCTCTAGTTTGAAGAATTCCATGCTGAAATTTCCTTTAGCACTATCATTAATTACACTATAATAAACTATAATATCCCTTCCGTTTTGATGATGTTCATACGCAATATGGTCTTCAAAAACATCTCTATTAGGATGTACGAACAAATAATTTTCTTTAGCAAAAGGTTCGGGACTCAAATTAAAGTTTGCAGTAAGGAAATCTGTACGCCTTCCTTTCATCTTCATGTTGCATCTTTTGCAGGATGCAGCAAGGTTTTCGAGCTCAAACATATGCTTCACATACTGATGCTTAGGAAGAATATGTTCAATATCGATAACAAAATTGAACTCCCCATGAAAACTTCGCAAGCAGTAGCAGCATACAAACCTTTGCCTTGATTTCAGATGCTCTTTAATTTTTGTTTTCAACTCACTTAGGCAGTCATCTTTCCATGACTTGTGCCCCTTTTTGACACTTGTGCTTATCAAAGTAAGTTCATTTTCAGAAAATTGAAAATTAGCCATTGTGGTTTCCTTTCAATTTTTTCAAAATTTCAATAACACCACTTAGAAAATCTTTCTGATTGGAGTCGAATGATGCTTCACGCATGGCGAAAATTGCGTTATAAGCAACATGATAACTCACCTTTTTATCCGAAAACTGCTTGAGCAAACCATTACAATACTCTGAAAGATATCTATTTTTTGGTGTTAAAACACCAAACAACTCATAGTAAATCTGCTCAATATTGTTATCGTTTTTCTTATGATTAATTGGAACTAATGTTGAGTTTTCAACACTTACAAGAGAAATGCTTTTATTATACGCTCCATCTTCCATGGCAATTAATGGCGAGTGTGTTGCTATTATAGTTTTGACTTCAGAATAACCTATGAAACCTCTCAAAAAACCAATGTAATCACGCTGCCATTTGGGATGTAAACTATTTTCTGGCTCATCAATTAATATCACCCTAGGGAGTCTATACCTTTCGCTTTCCTCAAGGAATCTATCAATAAATAAACCAAGCGATAAGATATGTAACTCTCCTGAGCTTGCATGATAAATAGGGAAGTATCTACCACCTTTTCTGAAGAAAAACTCGCTGCTAAATAGATCCGAAGACCTAAAGTCCCCCATCCCTTTGACCAAAGACTTTTCTTTTTTTAAATGGTCACTATATTCTTGATTTTCCCGATGGTGCGACTCGTAAGATAGATGAAAATCATGTGATTCCTCAAGAAATAGCGAAATTTCCTGAGCAAATCCCGGGGTGATTTCTTTTCTTTGTATAGAATTATATCGAAAGTATTCATTAGCATAAGAAGAATTTACTAAAGTGTATTTGGTTTCTTTATCGTATGCATTGGAACTTTCCTCTACTTTATATAAAGGAATTCTTCTTACTAAAAAATCATTATCAAATCCGATATGACTTAAAATATAAAAAATCTTTCTAGGATTATGACTTTCAAGTAATCGAGAAAAATAGGAATTTATCACCCTTTCAAAGTAATTTCCAAAAGGATGTTGTCTTGCTCTTAGTGAATAATAATCATGTTTACTTGTCCTACGAACTTGCGGGAAAGGATTAATCAAAGCATTTGAAATGAGTGCTATACAGTATTCATGCTTGTGCTGTTCAAAAAAATTAAGTAGGTACCTTGTTTTCCCTTTACCATTCTCTCCAAGAATAACTGTTATATCTTCCATTTTAAGATCCTTATCATAATAATTAGCCCATGACAGTTCAAATAAAATCAACTTGACTAATAAACACATATAATCCGGTCACTTTCAAGTCAATTTCATATTATTGATTGTCGTTTAAAAAATCATAATTGCACATGATGTTATCGGCATCAACTGGATGATCTTTATTTTGGTGTTAAAGGTTACTATAAGAAAACAAATGATGTAAATAAGTTATTATTAACTTGTTTATTAAAACACAAAAATTCTATTTTAATGTGATCTCTAATGTGCTAAACCGGTTGTTAGGGACACATCAGTTTGTGGACAGCGAGCCCGCTGGCTCGAGCCGAGTACAGGTGGGGTCGTGACCATCAGACCCTAGCCGGAGGGCCCGGAACGCTACGCGGTCTGGCGGAGCTTAACGGCTGTTCCGGTTAGCGGAGTCGGAGGAGGGACAAAAAGTAGGCAGAAGAAAGTTAAGACCACAATGACTGCTTTCTCCCTCACCGGATAAAACTTAAACCGGCGCAGTGAAGTACTGAAACCAATTCAGCACCATCTGGCTGATTAGTGACAAGAACGGATATTTCTAAGTTTTCATTGCATTAATCATTTGAGAGCAGGTCACATCGGCAGGGATAAGAAACTATCTTTCTTGTTACTTGGCCACCGGTTCATTTCTACTTGCAGCATACACTGTTGGCAGGCTACATCATTTGGGATTTACCTCACTTTCCCTCCTCCCCAGAGCATTTACTGAAGGATCAACCGGAAACGGTCGGTTTCGTACGTAAAATGTCCCTTGAAAGAAGAAAGTAATGAGCGTAAAAATGTATATGAATTAGGCGGTGCAATTATCTCTTAAATTTGCAAAGGAGAACGATCATGAGCCTTAAGCCAGGTCCGAAACGAATTGCCGACTCAACAGGGGAACCTGATAAACGCCAGCGCGACAATAAAAAAACTCCGGGAAATACTGACAAACTGAAACCCAGTAAAAACCCAAAGAAATAA